GTGCATGTGCGTGTGCGCCCCCGTGCGCGAGGAAGTCATCGACCTTGTACATACCTCTGTGTCTGTTATCTGCCTTAGTCTCTGGACTGAGATTGTACTGCATGATCAGGTGTGGGTAGAGAGAGTCTAGGTCAAAAGAAACAACCCAATCGTGATTTCCAACGATTGGTTCCTTGACATACGCTCCTTCGTACTTTGAATCTTTCTCAGAAGTCCTTCTTGGAGGAACAACAATTCTACGCTTTGTTAGGTCATGGTAGATGATAGTATCCCATGTTCGTACCTGACTAAACACATCAGGTAAGTTTACCTTTGCGCTGTAAGCAAGAGCGAGAGACAGTTCAAGTAACTTCAACTTATCTTCAAGTTTCTTGACAAGATCGACATCTTTGATGTTGTACTCTACAAACTTCTGAAAGTCGTTTCTGTAGAAATCCGTTATGGATCCTTCGTACTGTAACTTCCTCTCGTTAAGTTCAATGAATGCAATGTGGTCTAGTTTATATGACTCTCTAGTCACATAGGTGAACTTGCGATAGAGATCGTAGTAGTCAAGAATGGCTACACCGTATAGTTCATAGACCTCATTCTCCCTACTCATCACCTCAACTGTCTTGCTCTTGATCATCTTCCACGGAGACAGCCTCTTGGCTTCCTCGTCACCCAACACTCTACCGATGCGATTGATAAGGTAAGGGATGTCGAAGAAATTGACATTCCAACCAGTGACGATATCGGGATCGACGGTCTCCCAAGCCTCCAAAAACTCAGACAACATCTTCTCTTCGTTATTGTCAAAGCAAACAACATGAGTGTCTTCCATATTGATGTTGGCTTTATTCAGAGAAAAAACCATGCGCTTTCCATTTACCACGATAGTGATAACATTGATGCGCTCGTTTGCAGTCTTGATGTTAGGAAAACCATTTTCACTCTCTGTCTCAATATCCATGTAACAGACACGAAGAAGAGACTGATCGTACTCAACATCATCAGGAAAGCGATCACCGATGAATTGGTATTGCCAATCGGTATTACCAAAGATCTCAAATCCTTGAGTTCCTTTGTATTGATCAATAAACTCTTTACAGTCGTTGATATCGCCTGGCTTGAATGGTTCAACAGGCCGACCGTCAAGAGTCTTCCACTCCGTGGTCTTCTTTCTAGATGGAACAAAGAGGGTGGGATTGAAAACCTCTGCCCTCTTCACCCTCTTACCATTCTCGTACCCACGATAGAGGATCTTAGATCCACGGATTCCCACATGTGTATAGAAATTCATTTGGGTTATTGTATCAATAGAAGGATGATATGTCAAGACAGAAGATCGGTCAGCGTATTAGGACACTCGTTGGAGACGCGATCTTCTGCGATCTTGATGTACTCAGGATTGAGTTCCGTGCCGATGAACTTTCGACCATTCTGCAAAGAAACCACACAGGTGGTGCCTGATCCCGTGAAGGGGTCGAACACGGTACAGGGAACCACGGTTGTGTTCTTGCATTTGCAGGTTGGCTTCCAACCCATGGTCTTGTACTCAGGAACCTCGTAGGCACAGGCCGTCCCATCGGGCTTCCTAGCGTTGCCCACGAACCCTGTGTTTCGATTCACAGGAGTATCAGGGAACTCACCCGCAGCAGAAGCCTGAGCCTTCCAGTCGTGACCCATTTCCTTGATTTGCTGATAGGTTGACTTGTTCAACCGCTGACGGTCGCGCTCGTATGGCGATCCGCACTTTGAGCAGCACCCATGCTCACTTGTACCCGCGAGGATGCACGGCGTGATCAGTTCGGGAGGATACACGGCGAAGTGCGCTCCCCTGAACGGCTTGGTGGTGACTCGCCACACGGAACGCTTGTTGCGCTTGCCATCTGCTCCCCATACTCGCTCAGGGTCAAGAGCAGGATCACGCGCACCCTTGCTTTCAGGCTGAGTCCTGTGCTTGTTTCCAGGAGCGTGAGGCTTGCCCGAAGCATCTTCCTTGATGGCCTCGTTGTCGAAGTAGTAGTGGGAACTCTTCGACAGTAGGAAGATGTACTCATGACTCTTGGTGCAGCGGTCCTGCACCGACTCAGGCATTGGGTTCGGTTTGTCCCATATAATATCCTGACGCAGCCACCATCCATCTGCCTGTAGAGCGAATGCCACTCGCCAAGGGATTCCTACGAGATCTTTGTTCTTCAGACCCTCCTGATCCTTGCGGTTTGGAGGAACGAACTCAGGCATGCCACGGTTGTTTCCGCTGACCGTCTGCGGAGGAGGAACTGTACCCTTCGCGGCCATGTAGGAATCGCCAAGATTGAGCCACACCGTGCCATCGTCTCTTAGGATTCGTCGGATCTCACGGAAGACCTCGACCATCATGTTAACATACGCATCAGGAGTCTCTTCAAGTCCGATCTGTCCATCGTTCCCATAGTCACGAAGCCCCCAGTAAGGAGGGCTTGTGACCACGGTCTGTACGCAGCCATCGGGCAGCGTCTTCATTCTTTCGATACAGTCGCCTGAGATGATGTTGTAGCGTTCGTCAGCCATCTAGTTCCTTCTTGACCTCTTGCCAGTACTTGGTTGTGTTATTCCAAGCCTTCTTCTCTTTGATCTTAGTGCTGTTCTTCTTCTTGAGGATTGAAGGCCCACCATTGTGGATTCGGGCCAAATCCTCTAAAGTCGCATCATCGGGTGCGTATCGATCAAGATATGCACGAACAATCTTCTCTGCGTAAACAGGATCGAAGCAGTCCTTGTAAGATCCGCCAATCGAAGGGTCGTGTTCAATTGCATCCTGCCAATACGCTCGTTGAATCTGATAAGCACCAATAGACTTACCTGCGTCACCTACAGCGTTGTTCTTTCCCCCACTCTCTACTTGTCGAATAGCAGGAAGAAGTCGATCTAACTTCTCAGATAGTGCTTCGGTTGCGAACGCAGCAGGAGTGAGACTGAAAACCAATAGGAGTAAACCCATTATGGTCAACAAAGTGATCTTTGTTCGGAGCAGATTCGGCTTTGACTTTTTCTTTGCCATTTTCATTCTCCTGTAAGAAGATTTTTCCCTTGTCAATATCGTCCGTCGATACTGGCCAGTTGAAATAAATCCGACAGTTTTTGTCTCCTTGCTTGTCTTGGAGATAGGCATATAGTAACACAGAGTAGTTGATCATGTCAAGTACTGTGTCCTGAAGAGATTCATCTTTTACCTTGAATTCTCCCGATTCCATGAACGACGAGAGACGAGACATCTTATCGGTCATGCGAACAAGCATTCCTCGTTCAGTAGAACATATACCCATGGCTTCGGTACGAGTAAAGTTGGCAAATGGTTCGGTGCCTCCGCGACCTGCGTAGTCCGCATTCTTCTTACGCATGAGTTCTTGCGCCTTAGTGCAGAGTTGAGTATGGGTTTGTAGGAGTTCGTCGCGAGTCATAATATTCTCCTTAGATACCTGTTGAACCGAATCCGCCCTTGCGGTCAGTCTTCTGTAAGATCTCATCATTAGTTGCTTCGATGTCGTATCGTAACAAGGAAACAAGTTCTCCCTGAGCGATACGGTCGCCGTGATTTATTTTCAGATACACATCACTGATATTGTAAACAGAAATGAAAACCTCGTTGATATAGTCAGAATCCACGATACCCTCTGCATTAGACATCGTGAGTCCACCCTTTGTGGCGAGTCCCGATCTAGCATGGATCCGAACACTGTATCCTTCAGGAATATCAAAAATCAAACCAGTAGGAACAAGTACGCGAGAGTACGGAGGAATCAGATAGTGCTTACTGCCGTCGCCATCTCTTGTGGGCATTAACTTGATGTTTTTGCTGTCTGAGGTCCATGCATTGATGAAATCTGCGTCCTTACCTGCGTAAGCACAGATATCAAAACAAGCGGATTGCGAGGTGCCAAACTTGGGCGATGCCGTGTCAAAATGCAACGGCTTGTACTTGAGTTTCAGGTTGTTCATATTGTAGGTTGGATGTATCTATCCAAGTCAAATCTAACTCAGGTGTATCAGGTGATCTTTTTTCTTCCAATGTTGTATTTTGGAATGAGATCCCATCCTGTCTTTTCATTGAACGGTAAAATCTTGAGATAGTTTATAGGAACTGTAGGTTCCTTGGTTTGAGAAGGGTTCACAATCGAAATCAGACCCCATTCGCTTAGAAGATTAGCGATAGTATTCCTTCTTGCAATATCGCTTTCGGGAATGTCATCTGCAAGTCCGTCTAGTGCAAATAGTTCCTTGAAATGCACAATATAGTATTTGCCCTTTTTGTGGAGGATGTGACAAGATTGATAAAGTTTGTTCTCTGTCTTGGAAGAGACACCAATTCTTGTAAGAGTCTCTTTGACTTTCAGAAAGTTGTCGGAGGAAGGCAAAGTCACTTCCACGAAGTTTTCAATAATAGACATGATCTTCTCCTGAAAAGTGAATCTTGTCAGGAGTTATTTAGAAATCGTTATCGTTTGCCTCCAATATCCATACTCTTACGAATGTCAGCAAGATCTTCAGGTGAAATAAGATTCAGATACTCCTTAGCCCGTCTCCGACTGACAGTATACCTAGCCATGATTAGGTCCTCATCTTGATTACTCTCAGGTTTGAGCCACTTTGAGTAGCGTTTTCCCTTCTTCACGGAATTGTAGTAGTACTCGTACTGCAATCGTCTGTCTAGGTGAGGAAAGCCATTCATGGTGTTAGAATGAAGTAGGGTATCTGCCTTGTAGGAGAAAGCCTTATTGATGATGAATGAGTTGTAAGACTTTTCAACATCAGGAGAAACCTCCATGATGTTCCCTGTCTTGTCGTTGATGCTGTTGATGAAGTCAAATGGGTTCATAATAAATTCGAAATTCAGTAATAGTCTGGATTATCCTTGTTCTTCAGATCAGTGTCATCATCGTCATCTTCAACATGTTCTGTTTTGCTAGGAAGTCCGCGAGACTTTTTAGATTCATCATCAAGCATAGAATCAAATTCTTCGCTACACTCAAGTTTTATGATCAACCTTATAGGTATAAGCACCCACCTACCGTGTAGCGAGGAATAGAAAGATCTTAGCAAGAATGAATCATAGGCATTTAGCCCGTGATGTCTGTCGATTAGTCTAGTCTCTATACTTCCATCTTTGTGGAACAATATCTCAGGATGGTGTCGGATGTGATCTCTGACTGTTTTGCCGTTGAGATCCTCGTAAATTATCTGAATCGAATTACCCTTTAGTCTTTGCAGGATCTTATCAATCCAATCCGCAAGCAGATAGTCCGTGGTCGCGCTGAGATCAAAGATATTCAAAGACTCATCTTTCCGATCAGGTTTACTCAAAACCTTTGCAGAAAAGTAGTCTGATCTATCTTTCAAAAACGATCCACGGGCATTCTCACACTCCGTCAAGTATCTCGTATAGTCATACTTGATGTTTAGTTTTTCACAAACATCAATCATACGATCAAGATCGCCATCAGGGACAACCTTGCTCAATTCTAAAATTCTTCTGACAGGATTGATGAGACCATCGTTCCCAGACAGTCCTGTCATCAACAGGTCGCTGAGACTACCCATCTCTCGTTTGCACTCATCAACAAAATTGTTGATGTTATAGTGCTTGTTAATCTCATGAATGGTGATACTGAGATCGTTGAGGCTTTCTATCTTCTTCATACGGGTAACCCTCCGTGCTGAGAAGCCTCTCTATTTATCCAAAGTTACAGTCCGAAGCAAGCATCAAACAACAAGCCACTAGGTTGATTTCCTGATCTGCAACAAAAGCCGCCTTATACTGATACTCTGCTATGATGATGATTGCTTGAGCCAATGCAGATGACTGCAGTGTCTCACTGAGTCCATCATAAATAGACCTATAAACTGCGGAAATATCCTTATCACAATTGTCCGCAGCCCACTTGCGAATGCCTGAGAAGTCTTTCTTCTTCATAGATTCGATCAGACTAGCAACAGTAACATCACTAGACAACACAGATGATGTAACTTCACCCGATACAGAGTGACGCTGTATTGTATTCAGAACCCTACGAAAATCAGGGAATTGTTTTAGGATGACACCTGCGATGATCTTCTCATCATACTTGATGCCCTCCTGATCCATGATGTATTTCGCCCGTTGAAGGAATTCGGAAGCCATCCTTGGCTTCTCCTTCGACGGAATCTTGAAGTCAACCACGCTACAGCGAGAGTGGAGTGGATCAATAATCCTACTCTTGAAGTTGCAGGTCAGAATAAATCTGCAATTTGCTGCAAACTCTTCGATGAATCCACGAAGAGCAGGTTGAGTTGACTGTGGATTGAGATAGTCAGCCTCATCAAGGATCACAACCTTTTTCTCACCATTCAGAGAAACGGTTGAAGCGAAGTTTCGAATCTTGGTTCGCAGTGTATCGATACCACCATCTTCAGATGCGTTGATAAACATGCAATCAAGACCAAGTTCACCACACATGGCCTTAGCCACGGTAGTCTTTCCGCATCCTGCACCTCCCGACAGAATCATATTTGGAACCTCGCCCGTGCGGACGATG